CCCCGATGGCAACAGGTGGCAGATCACGGACGAGGAGAGCCGCGACGGGGGCAGCTGGGTGACGCTGGCCGAGACGCTCTGGCCGTACCCGTGGGCGCCGGTGATTGACTGCCAGAACCTGCCCTTGCCCAACGAGTTCTGGGGAATGAGCGATCTGGAGAGCGACGTGCTGGAGTTGAGCGCCAGCGTGGATTTTGTGCTGAGCAACCTAAAGCGGATCATCCGCTTTCACGCGCACCCCAAGACGTGGGGGCGCGGGTTTGACTCGCAGAAGCTGACGGTGGGCGTGGATGGGGTGATCATCCTCAACGCGCCGGACGCAGAGCTGCACAACCTGGAGATGGAGAGCGATCTGGCGAGCAGCATCACGCTGTATGACCGGCTGCGAGAGGCGCTACATGAGGTGAGCCAGGTGCCGGAGGTGGCCACGGGCAAGCTGGGCAACGTGGGCCAGCTATCGGGGCTGGCGTTGCAGATTCTGTACCAGCCGTTGATCGAAAAGACCGAGGTCAAGCGGCGGTCGTATGGGGCGTTGCTGGTGGAGCTGAACCGGCGGCTGCTGGAGATGGGAGGTTTTGGGCCGGACAATCGCACGGTGCTGCATTGGCCCGAGATGCTGCCGACCGATGCGATGGCTGAGCGGCAGACCGCGCTGTTGGATGAGCAGCTGGGCGTGAGCCGCGACACCCTGTTGCAGCAGCTTGGCTATGACCCGGAGCTGGAGCGGCAGAAGCGGCGCTCCCAGGAGGCCGAGGCAGGGGTGCGACTGCTCGATGACATCGAGCACGGCGAGGCGGTGGATGACGAGGACGAGCAGGCATGAACCGACGCCTGCTCGTTTTTTTCAGTGATACACACGGCGGGCACAAATTGTCTTTGATGAACCCGGATGTGTGGTTGTTGGAGGAAGCCGATGGCGAGCTACGGCCCTATCAACCGCAGCTGTCGGCCATGCAACGCTGGTTGTGGAGCTGCTATAAGGCTGACATCGCCGCGGTGGCCGAGCTGGCCGACGGCTGCCAGGTGGACGTGGTGCATGTGGGCGACGTGACGTGGGGCACGCGCTATCCGGCGGGGCTGGTGAGCAGCCGCCTGGCCGATCAGCCCATCATCGCCGTGGCGAACATGGCCCCGTGGCTGGCGTTGCCGAACGTGGCCAGCCTGCGGCTGATCGTGGGCACAGACAGCCACGAGCTAGGCGAGGCCACGGCGCCGATCCTGGTAGCGCGGGAGCTGACGAAAGATCACCCTGACCGGCCCGTGGGCGTGCTGAGCCACCTGCTGGGCGACGTGGACGGTGTAGCGATTGACGCCGCGCACCACGGGCCACACCCAGGCACCCGCACCTGGCTCAAGGGCAACCAATTGCGCTACTACTGCCGGTCGTTGATGGAGCAGGAGATCATCGCGGGGCGCGAGCCACCCGAGCTGGTGGTGCGGGCGCACTATCACGAGTACGCCCGTGAGACGGTGCGCATTCGAGGCGCGCGGGAGTATGTGACCGAGATCGTGGTGTTGCCCAGCTACGCAGGGTTGACACCCTATGCGCAGCAGGCGACGCGCAGCGTGGGGCAGATCGGCTGTGGGCTGGTGGTGGTCGAGATTGAGAATGGGCGGCTGCGAGAGATCTCGCCGCTGGTGCATACGAAGGACGTGAGAGCGAGGGTGAGCCTGTGAGCAGTTGGAACGACGTAACGCTAGACGAGCTGCTAGCTGAGATAGACGCCTATGCCAACGAAGAAGGGTTCAACGCCCAGGACGGCTGGTTCACGCTGGAAGAGATGGCTGAGCAGTATAACGTGAACCGTCACCGCATGGCGCGCATTGTGGCGAAGCTAGAGACTCACGGTCGCATCGAAAAGGCCAAGCGGGCTGCGCGCCGCATTGACGGGGTGCGGCATTGGCCAGTGGTGTATCGCCTGGTAAAGCCGCATGACGCTGCGGGGTGACGCCGACCGCTTTTACCGCGCACTGCTGGCCCGTGAGCGCGAGGCCTCGCGCGAGATGGCGCGAGCCTATGGCGTAGCCTGGCGGCGGGTGCGTCAGCGCCTCGATGCGCTGTTGGCGAAGATGACCGCGGCACGCGAGGCCGGCCAGGATGTGTCCATCCCGTGGCTGTTCCAGCAGCAGCGGTTAGAGGCGTTGCAGCGACAGATCGAGGCGGAGATGCGGCGCTGGGCCAGCGTAGCTACAGAGCGCGCCACGGAGCTACAGCGTGACGCGGTGGATCTCGCCCAGCGCCAGGCCGAGGCCGAGACACTAGCCGCGCTAGGGCCGCCACCGCCCGGCGTGGCAGTCACCTGGAAGCGACTATCGAAGGAAGCGCTGACTGACCTGGTGGGATTCGCTAGCGATGGCACACCGCTGCGGCAGCTGCTCGATGCGCTGGGAGCCGAGGCGAGCCAGCAGGTGCGCGAGGCGCTCATTGCCGGCATGGCGCTGGGCGAGAACCCGCGGCGCATCGCTCAGCGGGTGAAAGAGGCGTTTGGCGGCGATCTGGTGCGGGCGCTGCGCGTAAGCCGCACGGAGACGATGCGGGCCTATCGCACCGCGGCGGTGCGCAACTATCAGGCCAATGACGACGTGGTCAAGGGCTGGATCTGGAACGCGGCCTGCGATACGCGCACCTGTGTGGCCTGCTGGGCGATGCACGGCACGAAACACCCCCTGGACGACGAGCTTCAGGATCACCCGAATGGCCGTTGTGCGGCCTCGCCATGGACGAAAAGCTGGGAGGAGCTGGGCATCGAAGGGATGCCGGAGCGGCCCGAGATGGAGAGCGGCGAGGCGCGCTTTGCCAAGCTCACCCCCGAGGAGCAAGACAAGATACTGGGTAAGGCAGGCGGCGCGGCGTACCGGGCCGGGGCGGCAAAGCTGAGCGACTTTGCCACCACGCGCTCCAGCCCCGAGTGGGGCACGCATGTACAGCGCAAGAGCCTCAAAGGGGCGTTGGGAGAGGAGAAAGCGAACGCGTGGGCAGCGGCGACGTCACCTGGATCTCGGAGCGAGACTATCGGAGGCGTGAGAGTCACTGCCGAGAGGCGGCTACACTGGCGCGAAAGGCATCCGGAGATCACTGCTGCAGATGAAGTGGAGATGCTGCCACGAACCATACTGCACAGTGTGTATGAGCAGGCTGATCCGAAGGACGGTGCGCTGATACGTCGATACGCTCAGGATGATGCCGGGAAGTGGTGGCGCGTGGTGATCAAGACAGGGGTAGATGGGGGAGACTATGTGATAACCTTCCATCGCGCTCATGGTAAGGGCAAATGAGTATCCTGCGTCTGCAAGCCCGCCCACCAACTTGCCCCTCTCTTGCGAGTGTGCTTTAGGGCAGAATACACCAGACGCAGGATTCTATTCGTATTATGAGGCAAAGTGGTTGCGGTGTCAAGGCAATAAACAGAATGATAATGAGGCCTCTGCCAACAAGTGACAGAGGCCTCAGTGAGCCCAAGCCTCGCAGGCACATTATAGCACAGCATAGGGCCAAACGCTGTCGCGATCAGCACCGGCCTGGATATCCAGGCCGGTTTTCTGTTTGCCACGGAATTGCCTGCTCAAACCGACGAACTGGGGGAACTGGCGGGATAGACTGAGAGTGTAAGAACACGCTACGGCGGCGGTAATAGCTGGGAGGACAGGACAGGATGTGGATCAAGCAGTTGGGTCGAACGATGTGGGCGCCAGGCGATCAGGGTGAAGGCGGGGCAACAGGCACCCCACCCGCGGGGGGCTCTGATGGCAGCGGCGAGCGCACGTTCACACAGGCGCAGCTCGACGCGATTGTGGGCGAGCGGGCAACGAGGGCCAAGAGCGCGGCGATCAACGATCTGCTGAGTGAGCTGGGCCTTGAGAAGGTCGACGAGCTAAAGGCGCTGGTGCAGAGCGCACGAGAGCAGGCGGACAAGCAGAAAAGCGAGACGCAAAAGCTGCAGGAGAAGCTGGCCGAGTATGAAAAGAAGGAGGCCAGCTGGGCGCAGCAACGACGTGAGCAAGCGCTGCAGATCGCGGTGCAGGCAGCCGCCCAGAAGGTGGGCATTGTGGACGCCGAGGTGGCGCTAGCGCTGGTGCGCGGGCAGATCACGTTTGACGACAAGGGCGCGCCGGTGGAGGTGGAGAAGGCGGTCAGCGAGCTGGCGCAGGCCAAGCCATACCTGCGGGCGGGGGCCGGCAATAGCGTGAATCCTACCAACCCGGGCCGGCAGGGCGGTAGCAAACTGACGCGTGAGCAGATCGCCAGGATGACGCCAGAGCAGATCAATGCCAACTGGAGCGCAGTGCAGGCTGCGCTGGCAGAGGAATAGGATCGAACACGTAGCAGCGGCCGCGGGCCGCGAGGAGTAGAGAGATGGCTATCGAGACGTTTATCCCGACCGTATGGTCTGCGCGGTTGCTGCAGAACCTGGAAAAGGCGCTGGTGTACGCGCAGCCCAGCGTGGTGAACCGTGACTATGAGGGTGAGATCAGTGACGTGGGCGACACGGTCAAGATCAACACCCTTGGACCGGTGAGTGTATCGCCGTACACCAAGAACTCGAACATGAGCCCGCCCGAGACCTTGAACGATGCCTCGCAGATCATGACGATCGACCAGGCCGAGTATTTCAACTTCCAGATCGACGACATCGACCGGGCGCAGCAAAAGCCCAAAGTCATGGATCGGGCCATGCGCAACGCGGCATTGGCCCTGGCAGACAACACCGACCAGTACCTGGCTGGCATCATGTGGGCATCTGTGCCTGCGGCCTCCACTCAGGGGGCGGTGGGCGCGGGCCTGGACGTGGGGTTCGGCACGGGCGAGACCAACCCCTATGTGGCGCTGCTAAACGCAGCGGTGGACCTGGACGAGCACAACGTGCCGCGCGAGGGGCGCTGGGCGATCGTGCCGCCCTGGTTCCATGCCTATCTGTTGCTGGATAGCCGCTTTGTGGCGACTGGCGCAGAGGCCGCCGACGGGCGCGCGGTGAACGGGATGATCGGCCGGGCGGCCGGGTTCGATATCTATCTCTCGAACAACGTCCCGTACGCCGCTGGCCCGGTGGAGTACAAGATTTTGTGCGGTACCAACTATGCCACCTCGTACGCCGAGCAGATCAGCAAGGTGGAGGCGTATCGGCCCGAGCTGCGCTTTGCAGACGCGGTGAAGGGGCTGCACCTGTATGGCGGCAAGGTGGTGTATCCTGAGGCGCTGGCGTTGATCATCGCTGATGTGGGCACTGCCGCCTAGGCCATAGTCTGAGCAACAGGGGCGGGCGCTACACCCGCCCCTAGCAGAAAGGAGCAACCGCCATGGCGAATCCCGCCAAATTGACGGTGATTGAGCTGGGGATCAATGGCGATGAGACGCTGGGCACGGCGGACGTGATTGACACGGATGGCACGGTGCCGGTGAAAGCGGCAGACACGAACGGCCAGCCCGGGCGCGTGCTGTTGGACGTGTTGAGCAAATCCAGCCCGCAGACGGTGACGATCAAAGCCAGCACAGCTGACCATGCAGTTCGGCGCAGCCTGGGGGATCTGGTGATCTCGGTGGACGCGACGCAGGCTGAGCTAGAGACGGAGCTGGTGGGCAATGACAACGACCTGGTGTTCACGGCGGTCAATGGCGGCACGGGGGGCAACAGCATCACTGTGGCGTATGTTGATCCGAGCGCAGAGGGCGAAGCGCTGGCTGTCACCGTCACCGAGAACGCTATCGAGGTATCGCTGGAGACCTCCCCCGGAGAGGCGGCCTCGGTGGAGACCGAGCTCACTGGCGAGGATAACGATCTGGTCTTTACCGCGGTGACACCCGGTGCGGCCGGGAACAGCATCACTATCACCTATACCGCCCCGGCAGGCAACGACCAGTCGCTGGATGTGACCGTGGTGGGGACGGACATCGACGTCAGTCTGGCGACGGGCAGTGGCGGGGCTATCACCAGCACGGCTGCAGAGGTCTTGGCTGCGGTAAACGACGATGGCGAGGCGAAATTGCTGGTTCTGGCATCGTTGCCCGATGGTGCGACGGGGGCTGGCGTGGTGACCGCCATGAGCAAGACAGCGTTGACCGGCGGCAACGATGCCGGCGACATTGTGAGCACAGCCACCGAAGTTCTTGAGGCCATCGAGGAGGACGACGACGCGAGCGCGCTGGTGACTGTGGCGCTGGCAGACGACAACGACGGAAGCGGCGTGGTGACGGCGATGGCCGAGACCGCACTGAGCGGCGGCGCATCGGTGCGCGCCCTGCTAGGCCCGTTCGAGAGCGCGCGGTTTGAGCAGAGCGATGGTGACTTGGACGTGACGTTTGACATTGTAGCGGGGCAGGGGTTTGAGGTGTACACGTACCTGCTGCCCAAAGGAGCATAGAACATGGCGAATCCAGCCAAATTGACGGTGACTGATTTGACACTGGACGCGGCGACGGCGCAGCCTGCCGTTGATACGATCGACACCAACGGAACGGTGCCTATCGATGCAGACGATATCGACGGTGCTGCTGCCGGTCGACTGGTAATTGAGGTGGTGGAGCCGAACACGCGAGCGCTGACGGTCAAGGTTTTGGCCGGCGACAATCCCCCGGCGGTGTGCAGCGGCGTGGGCGACCTGGAGGTGGCTGTGGCGCAGAACAGCGGCAAGATCATAGGCCCGTTGGAGAGCGCGCGGTTCATGCAGAATGATGGCACGATCCAGCTGACGTTCACCGGCACAGGCGGCGCGGCCGCCGCGCAGGTGCGGACGTATCTGCTGCCGAAGGCGTAGGCGCGATGACCGCACGAGCCAGCATGAGCGCGCTGATCGCCAGCCTCAGGCGACTGATCAATGACGCCAGCGGTGAGAGCGCCGTATGGACGGACGAAGAGCTGCAGGACTGGCTCGACGCGCACTGTGATGAGGTCATCGAAGAGCCGTTGGCCTATGCCTGGCAGACGGTGGACGGCGAGAGCGTGGTGCTGGCGTATACTGCTGAGCTGGGCAACTGGGAGAGTGATGCGGCGCTGACGGATGCCAATGGCGACACGCTGACCGCCGACAGCGAGAATCTGGTGGTTGGGCGGTGGACGTTCGACGAGCACCAACAGCCACCCGTATACCTGACCGGGCGGAGCTATGACGTGTACGCGGCGGCAGCCGATGCGCTGGAGGCCAGGGCGGCGCAGTTCGCTCTGGCCTACGATTTCACAGCAGATGGTGCGAGCTATCACCGCAGCCAGCAGGCGCAAGCACTGCTGGCGCTCGCCAAACAGTACCGGCGACGCTCGCGGCCGAGAGTGGCTCGCATGGTGCGCGACGATGTAAGCGCACAAGGATGATGACGATGAAGGAACTGAGCTGGAAGGGCGTCATTGGTGCGCTTGTGGCCATTGGCGCCCGCATATGGGGAGCATGGGATCAGCTTATGGCTGCGCTGGTGATCCTGATGGTTCTCGACGTGGTGACGGGTTTCCTACGGGCATTCATTCAGCAGGAGCTGTCCTCGAAAGAGAGCTTCTTCGGAATCATCAAGAAGGTGCTCATTTTCTGCATGTTGGCAGTGGCCGTGCAGGTCGACGCGCTCACCGGTCTGGACGGCTGGGCGCGAACGGCAGTGGGGGCTTTCTACTGCGCCAGCGAGGGGCTGTCGGTCATCGAGAACAGCGTGGCGGCCGGAATACCCGCACCGCAGTTCCTGAAGGATGCCCTGCGGCAACTGAGCGAGGAAAAGTTCAGCAGTCATGCTGACCAGTGACGAGATGGAGGCCATGCGGGCTGTTCAGTCGGCGGCGATGCCTGACAGCTGCACCGTCAAGCGGCTGACGCTGACCTCTGATGGCGCTGGCGGGCAGAGCGAAGGCTGGGACACGAGTGCGACCGTGTCCTGTCGTCTGGGGCGTCTGGGGCAGAGCGGCGAGGAGCGCGCGATTGCGGAGCGACTGGCCGCAGTGACCCCCTTTGTGGTGACGGTGCCCACAGGCACGGATATCCGGCCCGAGGATCGCATCGCCATCGGTGGCCGCACGTTCGAGGTGGTGGCTGTGCTGGCGACGGGGGCCTGGGAGACGGCGCTGCGCGTAGCCGTGACTGAGGTGAAATAGCGATGCTGGAGATCAAACTGACGCAGGACCGGTTCGACGCGCTGCGCGGACAGTTGCGCGAGAAGGCCGGACAGGTGGTGCGCAAGGCGGCATTCGACATCCAGGCAGACGCGCAGACGATGGCGCCGGTCGATACGGGTGCGCTCAGGAACAGCATCTACACAGTAACCGACCGCGGCAGCGACTATAGCACAGCGTTGAGCCAGGCGATGAGCGCCAACCCAGACGCGGCCATCTTGCCTGCTATCTCCCCCGAAGAAGCGAGCGTCGATGACCTGACAGCCATTGTGGCGGTGGGGGCCGAGTACGGCATCTATGTGGAGATGGGCACGAGTCGACAGGCGGCGCAACCGTATCTAGGGCCCGCCGCCGAGGGGCAGCGCCAGGCATTCGAGCAGGCGATGCAGAAGGTGCTGAGCTGATGGAAACGGTGCGGACCGAGGCGTGGCTGTACGGGCTACTGACGGCCGACTCGGAGCTGACAACGCTAGTGGACAGCCGGGTGTATAGCGGCGCCGCCCCGCAGGGGGCCACGCTGCCCTATGTGATCATCAGCCACCAGTCGGGGCGAGACGTGCTGGGCGTAGGCACAACGCGGATCATGTCGCACCTGACGTATCTGGTCAAGGCCGTGGGGCAGTGCCAGAGCTATGTGGCGCTCGAGCCGATTGCGGATGCTATCGATGCGCTGTTGCACGGAGCCAGTGGGGAGATAGCCGGGACCGCGGGCGCAGGCGCCGAGCTGCTGGCATGCACGCGCGCCATGACGGTGGCCTATGCCGAGGCGCAGGAAGGCCAACAGTACCGCCACCTGGGGGGATTGTACCACGTGGTAGCGACAAATCGTGGGCCGCTGCCGCCCGAAGAGCCCGAGGAGCCAGAGGAGCCAGAGGAGCCAGAGGAACCGGAAGAGCCCGCCCCGTGAACGGGCGGAGATGCATAGGAGTATGATATGACGGAGAGAGCGACTCTCAATCAGGTGACGCAGATCGGCGTGGAGGCGACGCCAGGTGACGGCGGCGATGCTGACGTTCTGCTGCAGGCGGTGTCGATCACGCCGGGCATTCAGGTGGATGTCAACAGCTTCCGGCCGGTGGGCGCCAAGTTCCACACCATCGCGGCACTGGGCAAAGAATGGGTGGAAGCGGGCATCGAAGGGGCGGCCTGCTACAACACCCTAGCGTATCTACTGAGCGGCATCCTGGGGGCTGGCACGCCGACCCAGCAGGGTGCGACGGCGGCCTACAAATGGACGTTCACGCCAGCGCAGAGCGCTGCTGACACGATCAGCACGTTCGTGGTCGAGCAGGGCTCGGACGCGCGTGCTGGGTCGTTTGTGTATGGACTGGTAACGCAGCTGGGACTGAGGATCGACCGCAGCGCGGCCACAATCAGCGGCGCGATGATTGGCCAGGCGTACGAGGATGGCATCACCATGACCGCCTCCCCGACGGCGCTGGCGGTGCAGCCGCTGCAGCCGACCGAGGTGGATGTGTTCATGGACGCATCTGGTGCGGGGATCGGTTCGACGCAGCTGGAACGTGCCCTGCGGGTGGAGATCGAATTGGGCGACCGCTTTGGGCCGGTGTGGGCGCTGAATAGCAGCGTGGACGGCTATGCCGCTCATGTCGAGACGGCTCCATCGGCCACGCTCAAGCTGCTGGTGGAGGCCGACGCTGACGGCATGGGGCCGTTGACGGCGCTGCGCGGTGGCGAGAAGCGATTCATCCGCATTCTGGCGAGCGGGCCCAAGATCGCGACCCCGCACAACTACAAGCTGGCCTGGGACGTGTGCGGCCAGGTGCGCGAGGTGAGCGAGTTCAGCGATGAGGACGGTGTGTACGGCATCGAGTGGACGTTCGACATCGCCTATGACGCCACCTGGAAAAAGGCAATGACGGCAGAGCTGATCAACACGGTCAAGGAGCTGTAAATGAGGCTATCGGACCTCGGCCGCGAGCGCGTGGCACAGGTGGTCTACGACGGCGAGCCGATCGAGGTGGTGTATCGACCGGCGGCGATCAACAGCAACTGGCTGGAGCGGATGAGCGCAGAGGATAAGGACGCCAGTGCCTACACCACGCTCTTGAGCGAGGCGCTGGTGCGCTGGGACATCACCGACGACGCGAGCACACCACTGGCGCCGACGCCCGAGCTGTTGCGAGAGCTGCCCATCGACCTGCTGAACCTGATCGCGCAGGCGCTGATCGAAGGGCTGGCCCCAAAAAAGTAGAGACCCAGGCGCTGCGCCGCTACCTGGCCAGCGACGGCGAGTTCGGCGCGCCGCCCACATGGTATCAGGAGCTACAGGCGGCGCGCTACCTGGGAGTGGCGCCGTGGGAGTTGGCCGAACGCAGTGCAGGCTACCTCAACCTGGCGCTGGCAGCGATGGATGCCGAGGCCAGGGCAGCGCGTGACAGAGAGCGGCGGACAAGCAGGAAGGGCTAGAGCATGGCAATCACAGCCGCACAGTTGATGGTCAAGGTGAGCGCCGACACGCGCGACGCCGAGCGCGGCATGAAGCAGGTGCAACAGCAGGCCAAGGGGTTGGGGGCCGGGCTGGGCAGCATCGCCAAGCTGGCCGGTGGCGCTGTGGCTGCTCTGGGCGGCATCGCTGCCGCCAAGCGGCTGTTCAGCGCTGCCAAGAGCGCGGTGGTGGATTTCAACGCCAGCATGGAGCAGAGCCAGATCGCCTGGAGCACGATGCTCAAGAGCGAGGACGCGGCCAAGCGGATGCTGGCCGACTTACAGCAGTTTGCCAAAGAAACGCCGTTTGACTTCCCAGAACTGGAGGAAGGCTCGCGGCGTCTGCTGGCGATGGGCTTCAACGCGCGAGATGTAATCCCCATGATGACCACGCTGGGCGACGCGGCTGCAGCGTTGGGACTGGGCACCGAGGGCGTCAATCGGCTGGGACTGGCCATCGGGCAGATGCGCGCCAAGACGAAGGTGAGCGGCGAGGAGATGCGGCAGCTCACCGAGGCGGGCGTGCCAGCATGGGAGATTCTGGCGCAGGCGGTGGGCAAGCCGATCCCC